CCGGCATTGGTGAGAGCGCGGGTTGTATCCAGCAGCGCCGCTCCATAGGTCGCGGCCCAGAACGCGCCGAAAATATACTTCTCAGTGGTCTGCCCGACGGCTTCACCCATCGCCTTGAGCGCGCTTTCGCCGCCATCGGCATTCGTGACGAGAGACACCAGCGCGCCCGCGAGGCCGGTAATCGAGGGCAGCAGACCTTCGGTGAATTGCATGGCAAGTCCCTGCCCTGCGATTTTCAGATCACCGAGCGTTTCTTCCGCGACCTTCGCTTCCTGGATGGCGTTGTCACTGAGCAGTGCTCCGAAAGCCGTGAGCTTGTCCTTGAGTTTGTCGAAGCCCTGGCCCCCGAGCTGGTCAATGACGGGCAGCAGCTCCAAACCGGCTTTGCCGAAAAGGTCTGTGGTGATCTTGGCGCGCTGGCTGCCCGCGCTCATCTTCGCCAGGCCGTCTGTGATCTTCCGCAGCTTCTCGTCTGCGGTGAGACCTTTGAGCGCGTCGGCGGACCCGAGCAAAATCTTGAGAGATGCAGAGGCCTTGGTGCTGCCCTGCTGAAGATTGCCCATCGCTTTTGAGAACAGGCCCAGGCCCTTCGCAACCGTCTCCTGGCTAATGTCCGCACGCTTCGCGGCGGCTGCCCAGACTTGCAGAGTAGTGGCGCTCAGTCCGGTCTTTTCCTGTAGCTTGCCCATGCTGGCGGCGAATTGCAGGGAACTCTCGACCGCGCCCTTGATGCCGTCGAACACGCGGATCGCGGCCTCGTAGCTGAGGAACTCCACGGCCAGGGAGCGGGCGGAACTCGCCAACTGATCGAAGCCCTTGCTGGCGTCCTGGGCTGTCTGTTTTGATTTGGTCGCCTCAGCCTGCACACTGCGGAATGCCTTGATGACTTCCGCCTGGCCCTCTGCGCTCAACCGCACCCGCATGTCTTTTTGCGCCATTTCAATCGCTCCTTTGCGAGGTGTTCCGTTTTGCGAACAGCCCGTCTCTACAGTTGAAGTCCGCCGAATTCCAATCCGAACATCACGCCGAAGCCGGTCATTAGGAAGGTCACGGTGCGGGCCTGCCCGACGAGTGTTCCATTTACCGGAGTGATGCGAATTGAAGTGGGCAGCCCGCCGTCCGGGTTATCCGTCAAGCGATCTGCCAGCAAATACGTGAACGTGTTGCCGGTGACTCCGGTGTGCGTGTGGATCACGACTCCGTTGATCAGAACCTCGATGGTGTAGTTGCCCTCGATTCCACCTGGCACGCTGGCCTGAGTTTGCGGAATCGCGTTCTGCCCCTGGGCCGTGCGGTTGCGGTCCGCCCAGGTCATCACCGCGTCGCCCAGAATGTCATCCGGGTACGAGACGCCATTCACCAGAACGTTGCCGGGCGGGTAGGGGAGCTGCGCTCGGCTGTCTGTGGTGAGCGTGACGGCGGCGACCGCCGTATCCTTCACCGCGCCGTAATTGTTTATGGGCAGGCACTTCACGCTCACCATCTCGTCAGTCGGAAAGCCTGCGGTGTTCGTCTGCCCCGCGTTGTCACCAAAAAACCAGACCTTGGCCCCCGCCGCGTGGTCTGCTGGCACCGTGTCATGAAGCCCTCGCAGGACACCGGCGATGTTCGCCGTGCCGTCACTGTTGATGACAACCGTTCTGAAAGCCATGATCTCGTCATCCACCACGAACAGATTCAGCCCGGTAAGGCGCTCGGCCGAGAGGCAGTCCGTCAGAGTGTCAATGTCCACGCTAGGCGACGCGGCCAGAACAAATCCCGTGGAGTCATCCATCGCAGTTTTCGCCGGGTACGCGGAAAGCAGCTCACCGTAAGGCGTGAACGGTTGGTTGCTCTCAGTCACGGTGCCCGCAAGTTCCACTGAGTACACCAGCGAGATTTGGTCGCCTCGAGCGGCCATCGTCATCACCACGCGGGCGCACCGAGGCCCGGTGATGAAGTAGGGGAACTCCATGAGGTTCTGGTCAATCGGCGGCTGAGGCGGCTGTGCTGGATCGGTCCAGCCGGGGAACGGCGGCGGACTGTAGCCGCCGACTTGGAGCGCGAAAATATCCTCCACAACGTCAATCTCGATCTGGCCGTTTTCCAGGGCGCCGTAGTTGATGGCGCCGATGCGCAGCACCAGGTTCTCGATGCCGAGCGGAGGCCAGTTCAAGATAAACACGCCGCCCATTCGGAACGCCCACGCGACCCGATTTGCGACGATCTTCCCCTTCAACAGCGGGTAGCTGCGCGCCTTCATCTCCCGCGACGTGACTTGCTGCGCGATAGAGCCGTTGCTGAAGCCCTTGAAATCGAAGCTCATGCTGCCGATCATCCCGCGCACCGCATGGTTTGCGGACTCATGAGCCTGCACCACTCTGGGAGTGAAGAACATCGAGCGGTCGATGTACGTGACCTTGATGTCGTTGAGCGTTTCTTCCCAGGAGACGCGAGACAGTTCGGGCGGGATCAGGATGTTGGACTCATCCAAGACCGGGAGCGTCGCCGGGTCGTAATCGAAGCGATTGAGCGTGAGAGTCCACAGACCCGTTGCGGGATCGGTAAACAGAACAGCGTCAATATGCCGAAGCACATCCGCGATGATGGACTCCGCGCCGCCCGCAGTATCGACGCTCATGCTCATGCCCATCTGTTCTGAAAACAGCGTAGCGGCGGCTGCCTTGAAGCTCACCGGATCGAAGCGTGCGGTTGGCTCCGCCAGTCCATACACGGCATTGCTCATGAGGTCGTAGATAATCCAGGCCGGGTTCGCGTCCCCCAGAATGTTGCCGTCCCCCGTGCTCAGTGGATCGGGGCAGCGTTGCACCGCGAAGCTCATGTCCTGAATCACGGGCTGGGTCCCGACGTACATCTGGTACGCAACCGCATGGCAGATGCCGAGGTAGGCCGGTCCCACTCCGTTCACGCCGGGCAGTTTCTTGCAGAGGTACGGGTCCGGCTGCTGCGTTTGAAGCCCGCGATAGAAGGCCATGTAGCCCACCATGCCTCCGCCGCTCTTGTCGCCCCCGAACAGGTTTTCGCAGTTCACGTCGATCTCGATGAAGTTCTCCGTGCTGTCGAGGTTGTCATGCGTGACCGTGGTGTACACCAGAGCCTTGCTCTGCGCGAAGATCGCGGCGGGCAACACTGTATCGAAAACAAACGTGTCTCCCGTCTGGAACGGAATGGTGGGACCGGCAACGATCATGAAGCCCACCTGGCTGTGATAGTAGCCAACGCCCACGGTCGCATCCGATCCTGCGCCGTCGACGGAACCCACTACTGTGAACTTCGTGGTGTCCACTCTGCAGGTCAGCGTCCAGGTCTGCTGATGAGCGTTCGGGGGGATCGAGATGCCCGTGACCTGGCCGTCTCCGACATGCACTCCGCTCTGGTTTGCGACATAGCCGAGCGCGACCAGCGCGTCAATCGGCCCGTGGCACAGAACGGCATGAAAACCCAGGTGATATCTGTAAGCGTATGCGGGAGACAGCGCGTTGCTGAGAAAGCCTTCGCCCAGGCCGATCAGGCCGCCCGTCACGCCGTCGATTAAGAGTTGCCACCAGGACTGTTTTTGTTTGATCGCGGTCGCTTTCAGATCGCCATACCAGCAGACGTTCAATCCTTTGAGCAGCACCGTTCCGAAAGCCACGGGGATAGCTCTGCCCTCCTCCGCCGTGGGAGCGGTCACGTCGCCGAGTGAGCTGCTCTTCGGCTCATTCAACCGCGCCACTAACGAATTCAGAACAGTCGATGTGACGCTAAGGACCGACTGCATGACTAAGGCGAATCCCATGTTGTCCTCAGTAGAACGGGTCTTTGAAGGGGTTCTTCGCGGGTATCCACTGGAAGCCCACGTAGTTTTTGGCGTTATTGAACTTGGTCTTGCACGTGTTGAAGTCGCGCATGCAGCCCGCGTAGAGCGTGACTTCCGCTCCCACTTCCACATCCACCAGCGGCTCAATAAGCGTCAGGACGCTGCCCACGTGCAGCATGATCATCCGCCGCTGCTGGCCGATCTCGATGTACCCGACCGTGAACCAGCCGTCTACCTTGCTGGCCGCAGCCGGGACGGTGACGATTGCGCCGGTCGCGTCCATCGCGGAGATGACGCCAGGGGTCGCGAAGGCGGATTTGTTGACAGTGCAGCCGGAGTCGTAGAGGAAGTGATTGCACGGGGCCTGAAATGACATCGCCGGCACGCTGTTTTTCAGAACGTCGCTGAGCGGGATGGCAGTCAGCTCCGCGAAGTCTCCAAAGACGGCCATCGTGCATTTTCCGGTAAAGTTCACCACTACGTCTGAGTCACCCACGTGGCCGCGATAGATTACGAGAAATAGCGGCGTTTCCGGGCTGAAGGCAATGAACAGCTCTGCCACAGGGTTGTCTTTCGGAACAGTCACCTTCACTGTGCCGCCCTTCGCCTCCGCTGTCTGGTTGGTCGGAGTCCGCTTGATCGCAACCGGGGTGTACTGGTTGTCGAGGTATGTGATCGCATGATCGGAGCTCGTGAAATAAAAGTTCTGATCAGCCGTTGCAAACCAGTACAGCTCGTAGGGCGCGCCGAAGTACGGGCTGATTTCGATCGCGTTGTAGGTCAATGAGTCCTCCCATCAATTGGAGCGCCGTGCCGGTTGCTTTCAGAACAGGCTTCCGAACGGTGCTCCTGATGAAGGCCGTTCACCCTCTTGGCGGGGCTGTTCTGTTTGTGGTCATCACGTCCTTCGCGACCAACACCCCATGACCGCTGGCCGCGTGTCCGCCGTTGCGCGTGTTGGCGCTCTGCGTCTTTCGGATTCGCAATGGCAGCGCCCGCGCTCTTTCCAATCAAGACTGTGAAGGCGTTGCGAACGCGCTCAATCAGCTTCATGGCTTGCGCCCCGCTGCTGCCGTGTTCCGAAAAACGATGAACGGCTGTTTCTTTGGGGACTCAACCCTTCGTCGCGTCTTCACCGCCAGGCGCTTCTTACGCTCTGCGATCACCTGCATTGCGGCCTGCGCACCCGTGGTGTGGCCGTCGTATTTCAGCTTGGCAATCAGATCCTCGTGGCCAGGCAGAGCCATTTCCTCGACGCTCTGGATTCTCTTGCGCTCAGCCTCAGCTCCGGCTTTGAACCCTTCATCGAACCGTTTCGATTTCACGAGATCACCCACGTCACCGCTTGCCTGTGTCCCACGCTGCACTCCCGCTGGCCGCACTTCCTCACCATTCCCATCGCCTCAAGCTCGGGCAATCTCCTGGCGATGGAAAATCGGTCCAATCGACTGTGCCGCGCCAGCTCCAGTGACGTACTCCTTGGGTGCGCCCTCACGAGCTCCAAGACCGCTTGCCGCTGAATCGCACGCGTGCCACTGCGGGTAATTTCCTCGGCAGCCAGGCGGCTCGTGGGGGGATCAGAACGACGCCAGGCCGGAACTTCCACGGTCTTCTTCACCAGCGGTGGGTCCGGGAACAGGCCGAGGTGGTTCG